CCCCAGCCACTCGCATCTTCGTAACCATCAGGAGAGGCCCTCGTAGCCGTAGACAAGAACACGGGCCCCAGCGCGGATGTCGCCAGAGGCCCCGGTATCACCTAACGAGTCGATGCAACGGAAGCGCAGGCCTTGGATCGTCCCGGTGCTGTGCCGGACGCTGACAAAATAGTCGAATGCCTGAGGCTGATCAGTCTGGCCGATCAACACCTGTTTGCTCGTGGTTGTACCTCGTGTTTCTATCGTCTTGTACGAAGGAACCAAAGAGCTGTTGTCAGGGAGCCGCAGCACGAAGTTGGCGTAGCCCTGACCACTGGCAGTGCTGTTGCCCATAAGTGCTGTCAACCTTCCGTTTGCCGTAGTAGGCGACGAGAGGTTGGTACTTGCCCAGTAGCCCGACCCAACGTAAGACCCCGACGAGTTCTTCGTCTGAACGCCAATAAACCCGTTCGAGTCACTGATCCTAAAGCCGATGCAGTGCATCTCGTAGTAGAGGTACTTGCTGTCATCGAACCAGCCTTCGACAGTGAACGTCCCTGACGCCGCGGCCAACGTGGTGTCGGTGATCAGCGTGCCTTTCATGCCCGACTGCGTGCTGGCGTCCACATACGCCTTCGTCGCCGCATGCTGGGCAGCAGTGGGATCCGGTAGGTTCGTCAGGAAGTTCGAGTCCATGTTCACGGTCCCCGCCGCAGCCGCGAAGGCCGAGATCGGTTGAGCCGTGACGGAGCTGTTGAAGTCCGTGATGTCAGCAGCAGCCAAGGTGCCAGCAGTCAGGTTCGCCGTGCCGGTGTTGACCCGCAGCACCTGGGCCGTGGAGTTGGCATTGGCCGCACCCATGAACCCCGTGTCCTTCAGTCGCGCGAAGTCCACTGAGTCATCTGCGATCTTCGCCTCAGTCACCGCGTCGGTGGCCAGCTTGGCCGTGGTCACGTTGGTGTCCGCGATCTTGGCCGTGGTGACATTCGAGTCCGCTAGCTTCGCAGTGGTGACCCCCTGGTCCGCAAGCTTGGCCGTGGTGACCCCAAGGTCCGCGATCTTGACCGCAGTCACCGCGGAGTCTTGGAGCATCGAGGTGGCAATGCTGTTGTCCTCGAACAGGGCGCTATCGATGAACCGGGCCTTGCCGAAGTTCAGGACGTTGATCACCTGCCCGCTGGTGGGCGTGTAGCTGACGAAGTTCAGCGTGGAGTTCGTCGCGCCACCCGTGACCGTGTAGTCATCCGTCGGAAGCTGGAGCACGCCATCGAGGCCCACCACCAGCATCTCGGCCTCGGCGTAGGGGGCACTGGTCAGGGTGAAGCTGTTGGTCGCCCCGTCAGCGGTGAACTTGAAGGACTGAGGGACACCAGCGATGCCCCAGGTCGCCACATCGTCCACATACTTCTTGGTGGCTGCCTGCTGGTTGCCCTGGGGGTCCTCGACGCCGTCGATCTTCTTGTTCGCACTAGAGCGCGAGGCGTCATAGGTGTCGGCACTGGTGCTGAACGGCAGGAACCCATCGTCCGCGTAGGTCTTGTTGACCGCGTCGGTCCCAGTAGCCGGCGTGGCCACCCTCGAGATCTTCTGGCTCTCAGCGTCCCAAGCAGCCAGCGTGTTCGAGTAGGGGAGGTAGGTAGGCGTGGCGCCCCCACCGGAGCTCGACTGCTCGAAGGCCTCCTGCGCGATGTAGAGGAGCTGGAGGGCCGAGGTGTCCAGCAGGGCACTGGTCAGCGTGGTGCTGTCCTCGTAGTCCACCAAGCGGTCACTCTTGCCCCGTGGGGTAGACCGCACGATGCGGATGTCCACAGAGGCCCCAGGGGCGCTGCTGAAGACGATGTTGCTGCCGACGAGGCTGTAGCCACTCGTCTGCTTGACCTCGTCTAGGTAGACCAAGATGCCCGCAGGCGAGGCGCCGACTACCACGGTCTCCGACAGGTAGTCGAAGGTGATCGCGAAGCTAGTGGTGCTTCCGTCACCTGTGTAAGTCGAGTAGCTCAGGGGCATGGGTCACTCCAGGGGGAACAGTTGATTGCGGACAACGTCAGTGCCCACACCTCGGCGCAGGGCTTGGTTAGCTACGGTTTGGTTGCGGGCTTGCGCTCGCACCTCAGGGAACTCTTGCAGCATCTGCCGAAGGGCAGCAGACCTGTACCTGTTGATCACGCGGCGGATCTCACGCACGCGCGGGGAGTCAGCGTCTAGCTCAGACACGCCGTCCAGCGGCAGTGCCTGGTAGCGCGAGGACTTGATCAGCCGGTGCAGCGTCTGGCGGATCGTGCGCTTGGTGCCGTAGCCCAGCTTCACCTCACCGACGAGCTCCATCCAGCGGTCGTAGGCCGTCTGGCCTTTGTCGTTCTGGTGGTCCGTCAGGTCCGTCCCGTACTTCTGCTCCGGGGGGTTGCTGAAGGGGTAGGCCAGCGTGGCCAGCTCCTTCGCCACAAGGTCATCGGTGGAGCGGTTGATCATCATGGGCAGGAAGGCCCCACCGACATCTGCGAACTGACGCTCGACGCCGTTGAAGGTCTTCTTGTCCACGGCCTCACCAAGGACCGTCCTCTGGGGGTCCAGCATCGCCGTGCCCAGCAGGGGGATACGGGCCAGCACTTGGTCAGTCATGCCGCGAACCTCGAGCATGTTCGGGTCAGTGGCATCACGGAAGGAGGCCACCAGTGCGGGCACCGTCAGTGCCGACAGCAGGCGCCCACCCGTCTGCGGGATGCTGACCTCGGGGTCGCTGATGATGCCCGTGGCCTGCACCAGGCCCTGGAGATAGGACTTCGACTGGACGTTGTGGGCCAGCGACACAGTCATCGCCGTCATCAGCGTCTCGAGCTCACCCTGGCGGGCATCGTCGGCATACCTCGCGGCATCGAACATGTCAGCGAAGATCCCTGCGATGGTCGCGAAGGGGTCCATCTTCGAGTAGCTCATGTAGGTGTCGCCCACCTTGATGGAGTAGGGCTGCCACCCGGCCTGCTGAAGGATCGCTCGCTTGTCCCGGTCCTTGGGGCCCGCGCCCGTGATGTTGCCCGCAGCAGCCGCACCGAAGAACGCGGTGCTGAATCCGATGGCCGACATCATCCGACCAGCAGCCTCTGCACGCACCGTGGCGTCCTGCGAGGACAGCTCCTGCGCCAGCTTGGAGCGCAGTTGGTCAGCCTTCTTGTTGCCCAGCGTGGTCTTGAAGAGGTACTCGCCAGCCGCAATGAGGTCTCGGTTGACCACGGGGATGGCTGTGCGCCGGCCCGCGTAGATGAAGATGTTCATCGGCGTGCGGATGAAGGGCACAAAGAGGCGGAACAGCGGGTGCTTGGTCCCGAAGCTCTGCATGGTCGTACCCAGGCTCGAGAGGAAGCCGTTGTCCGGGTCGAGGTCGTTGGTGAACGTCCGCTCCCTAGACTTGCGGATAGCCCGGTCAGCAATGGCCCCGCGGTCTAGCACCTCGGGGTCGCCCATCTGCTTCTTCGTCCACTGCTCCCGGTCCACCTGCATCTCCTCGAAGCCGAGGGCGTGCTGGTACTTCGGGTCATCCGGGCGGAATCGCTTGGCAGCCTCGGACTGAAGGTTGCGCTCAGTCAAGGCCTGCCCGCGGCGCGTCAGAGCCGACAGCTCCTTGTCCACGAACTCATCGAGGTTCTCGATCTCGCCGGCAGCCACCTTCTTGCGGCCCTCGAGCATCAGGTCGGACGCTGCGGAGGCGCGGTAGTTCCACTGCTTGAAGAACTCGTCGGTGCCCATCAGTGCGCGGCTGGGCATACGCAGGATCTCACCGAACCTCTCCACGGCGAGGCCCACGCCCTTCTCGGGGTTGAGCTCCCGGCCCATGATGAAGCCGAGGTTCTCCGCGCCCCAAGCGTCCTTCATGTGCTTCGGCAGATCGAGGACCGCCGACTGCCCGCCGTCGAGGATGTAGTCGCCTTGCTTGAGCGCCTTGAGGCCCCACTTGCCAGCCTCGGTGAACTGGACGAAGAGCTGCTGGATCTCGTCCATGGCACGCTGGGCCTGCTCTGCCATGACCTCGGTGTTCTCGCCGCGCAGGGTCCCGATGCCCTGCTTGAGGCGGGCTCCCATCAGCGCCTCAATGGGGCCGTAGACCGTGGTGGCGAAGTTGCCGATGGTGTTGGTGCTCAGGGTGCGGAACGCCGACAGCACCATGTTGACGAAGTACTCGTTCAACATGAAGGTCGCGCGAGCCCGCTTGTCGAACCGCTCGAGCCGGCGGATAGCAGCCATGTTGTTCTTGCCGCCGATGTTCCGCATCTCGAACAACTGATCACCCGCCTCGAGCAGGGCATCGCGCCCACCCATGTCCTTGATGCTGGCGTCGAGCATCTCGGGCGTCATGATCCGGCTGGACTTGGTGTGGAACCGACGCAGCGCCCGACCCGTCTCGCGGCGCATGGCACCGAAGCCCTTGAAGAGCGCAGAGGACTGGCGGTAGGCATTGCCAAAGGCCTCGAGGGCCTGGTCCTGCGTCAGCTTCAGCCGCGCCAGTTCCTCGGTGTTCCCCTTTGCTGCACGGTGCAGAGCCTCGAGGTTGTCGAGGTGGACATCGAGGTACTTCAGGAAGCCTTGGACGTTCAGGCTGTCTTCGCCAATGGAGACAGCAGTGCGCTCCATCCACGCCGAGACCTCTTCAGGCTTCCGGCCCCACATGTCAGCCCACATCCGAATGCCGGCTTCTTGGGCCGTTGCCTCATCGAACTCGCCCTTTTTGATGGGGTTGCCGAGGTGATCGACGGCGTTGTTGACGGTCTTCTGCTGGCTGTACAGGATCGCCATCATCCGGTTGGCCTTGGAGCTCAGGGTGGCCGTGTTGATCACCCCGCTGATCTTCTCGAGGTAGTCCTCGCCGTTCTCAGCAGCCTCGTCCAGCAGCTCGACCATTCGGATCGACTCTTCCCGCGTCAGGCTCCCGTGCTCCACGGTCTCCGTAGCTAGGTCACGCACTCGAGCCTGGAAGGGCGTCAGGCCACCGACGGCCTCAGGGCTCGCCACGCCAGCAATGCGCTCTGCGGTGCGGCGCCGGCGGGCCTTGTTCTGCTTGGCCTTGAGAGCGTTGCGCTGCCCCTGGGGAGCCTTCTCGACTGAGCCGTACTTGGCGACCAGCTCGGCTTCCTTCTCCACAGCTTCTCGAGCGAGGACATCTGCCTGAGTCTCAGGTCCCCGCTGGGCCTCAGTGCGCCGCGCCTCCGCAAGCTGCTCTCGGAGAGCCCCGGCTTTCTGGGTGGCCTTGACGCCCCGCTGCTTGGCCTCCTGTTGAAGCGTCCGGTAGTCAGCAGCAACGAGGTCGGGGAACTCCTCCTCGAGAGGCAGCGGCACCTCAGGGACATCGGCCTCTGCATCGGCAGCACGGGTCTCCTCGAGGACATCGGCTGCATCACGGTCCACCTCGAAGTCGCTGGGGGCGCGGTCGCCCACACCTTCGCGAGCGGCGTCCTCGATGTAGGCCTCGTTCTCCTCGAGGAGCTGGCGCTTGGTCGCCTCGGGCTCTCCGCTCTTCAGGATCTTCGTGCGCCGCCCGATGCCCTTGAGCACCTTGAGGAAGCTATCGACCACTAGGCCTGCGCCGGCGCCCTCGATGACGTTCTTGAGTCGCGCCTCAAGCGCACTGTCCTCATCGTCCTGCGCGAGGAACTCGAGGATGTCGTTCTCCTCGAGGCCAGGGATCTCCAGCAGGGCATTCGACAGGCGGGCCTCGTCCTCTGCGAAGACAAGGAAGTCCGCCATGGCACCCTGGGCCATGGTCTTGCCGTAGTGCGCCAGCTTGCCCTGCTTGTTCGACAGCTTCGCCGCCGTCTGCATCAGGCGATTGGCTTTACCGGCAGCGGAGCTCGCCTTGGCCGCGGAGCCCACCCTGCTCAACATTCCACCGATGGGCAGAAAGCCAGCGAGGAACTGCGTGGTGCCCTCGAGCATGCTGCCTGGCAGCGAGGTGCTGTGGCCCAGGCCGAAGTTGTCGGTGATGTCGTAGTCGAACCCGACGAGGTTCCCCAGCTCCAGTACGGACTCAGCGGCACCTGCAAGGCCTCGAGGCACAGCGGCCAGCGTGTCGAGGAACCAGCCGTCTTCGTCCTCCTGCTGCATGCCTGGACCCATCGGGGCAGCGGCTTGCCCCGGTACATCGAAGAACCCGTCATCGAACGGGTCTTCCCAGATAGGTTCAGCCATCAATCGTCGCTCAGGAATCTCTGCTCTTGCTCGAGGACGTATCGCACAGCGGGGCTGTGGATGCGGTTGTCGTAGTCGCCGTCAGCGGCCTTCTTGTGTGGGCCCAAGACACCGTCTCGGGCCACGTCGTTGTAGATGCGCTCACCAGCCGTCATGCGGCTGAAGGAGCTGTAGGGACGCTGGATGTTCTTGAGGAGTTGGTCGCCCATGGCCTCGCGTCGAGTGTCGTAGTTCGACTTGAGGATCTTCATGAACTTGTCGCCTTGGGTGGCTCCACTTCCATCGGCCAGCGGCTCGTCAGGGAAGATGCCCAGCGACAGCATCGCCTTCTGGTAGGCACTGTTGGCGCGGGTGTCCTCGTTCGCCCACTCGGCAAAGGCTGCCTCGAACTCAGCGGGGGCCTGAGGTCCGATGTGCATAACGTCCAGCGGCCAGTCGCCCTTCTTTCCGAAGATCTTCTCTAGGCTTGTGCCCTCTCGGATCTCACCTCGCTCCAGCTCGCGGAAGCTGATCCCGTCCTGCACCACTGCGAACCGCAGGTGGCCCATTAGGGACGCGGGGTTCATGGCCATCTCGTTGAAGTCCACGCCAACATCGGAGACGTAGTCGCCATTGTCCCACCAGTCCGTCGGCTGAAGGTTGCCTGAGGGATCAGCGAGGAGTGCAGAGGTGTACATGCGCGTCAGGCGGTTGTTCGACGGGTAGTACTTGCCTAGCTGGCGCTTCGTAGTGGTCATCTGCGGCACCGCACCGCCTACCGCTCCGCCCCGGTAGCTAGCTATGCCAACCACGCGAGTTCCATGGACGCTGACCAAGCCCTCTGCGAACGCCGGGTTGTTGGGGAAGCTCAGAAGCCCAAGGGCCATGCGCCCGCCTTCGACAGCCTCGACCACCTCGGACTCCATGTCCGGCGGCACGGTGCCTCCTAGCTGGCTTAGCCGCGCTTCATCGACAGAGCCTCGAGACAACCGCAGGCTCTCCAGGCGCTCGTCGGCACGACTGACCCGGATGGCGTTGGTGTCGCTGGTGACGGGGGGTGCCTCAGGCTCAGGCTCGACATCGGTGCGGAAGTAGTCTTCCACGATCCGGTACATCGGCTTCACGCCGGCCTCGCGGTTGCCTAGCTCTAGGTCCCGCTGGATCGCCGCGTTGCGGGTGCGGGAATCAGGCTCGTCGGCGTAGAACCGCAGCAGACGCTCTGTGTTCTCAACCAGTTGCGCCCTGATCTGAGCCTTGGCTGCCTGGCGCCGGCCTTCGTTCTCAGGTGCTGCCCGAACGGTGACCATGACGCCCGTGCCATCGTCCTGCTGGATGGTCCTCGGTAGGTAGGACTCCACCTGTGCCTCGAGATCCGCTCCTACCCGCTTGCTGGCATCAAGCAGTAGCTCAGGCTGCCGGTCGTAGGAGGAGCTGATCAACTCCTGATACTCAGGGCTGCGCTTGATCTCATCAGCGATCTGCTTCGGCAGGGTGCGCCGCAGGGCCTCTCGCTTCTGCGGGTCAGGCTCGGCAGCGAGAGCATCGTTGTATTTGTCTCGGGCAGCAGCCCTTAGGCCGCGCAGGCCTACTGCTTCAGCATCGGGGTACAGGCGCAGATCGTCATCGGAGATGACCGAGTCCATCGCCATCTGCACCCCATCGATGTAGGAGCTATCTCGGCGGTCGGTGGCCTCGTCAGACTCGAAAGCCCCCCAAAGGGCACCCCACTGGCCATCAGGACCAGCGCCACCCAGTTGTTGAATCGTGTCCGGGTCCAGCAGCTCTGCCCTCAGGGCACTGGTGGGGCCTTCGGTACGCAGCTTCAGGTAAAGCTCATCCAAGCGTGCCTTGCCAGTGCTGTCCAGACGGCCCGACCGCTGCGAGCGGCTATCGACGTACCTTTGCGCCTCATCACTCAAGATGGTCGCTTGGAAGCCGGGGTCTAGCCCTGCACGCTTCAGCTCATCTGCGACCATCTGCTGGCCTTCGCCTCCGTTGAGGACTTCGAGAGCTTCCTCGAGCGTGGTCGCGTTAGTGCCTCGCAAGATGTTCAGCAGCGGACCTCTGACCTTGTAGGCCACATCTGTGCGCGTGAGGTCACCGCCCTCCTTGCCCATGCGTTTCCCACGGGCGTACATGTCATCCCCGATCTTGCTCAGGGTCTCGCGCCAGAAGGGGTCATCCTGAAGAGCCTTACCTTCAGCAAAGACTTCCAGCTCACCAACCCAAGCCAGGAAGTCCTCGACCTCTAGCTCGTCGTTCTCGTCATTCTGAACGTCACGGGCCATGCGCTCGATGGCCTCGGTCAGCAGCTTGTTCCGGTCTTGACCGCCAACGCTGGCGTAGCCTTGCAGGACGTTTTGGACCTTGTTCTGGAACTCGGTCTCCTTGGCCTCCTCGATCTCTCGGCGGGCCTGGTTGCGGGCTTCTCGCCCAGCACGCTCTGTTGCAGTCTCCCCTTCAGGCGCCGGTTCATCTCCAACGCGCACACGGGAGCGGCTCCACTGCTCAAAGCTCTCATGGATCTCACCAATCACAGAGTCCGCCATGATCTCGCCACGGTTCTTCTGCTGCTGGTGGGCGACAACCTG